GAACGCAAACGCAAATACATGTACAACCACAAAAACTTTGAACTCAAACGTGCCATGCGTTTGTTTGACCTCTGCCGAAATTTAACTACAAATAAGTAAGGACACACATGAGCACCACATTCAAAATTAAACTGCTAAACCCCCGCAGTTCCGACACCAACATCTTGGGCATGGAGCCAACTTGGCAAGTCCAGCCCACAGAGTATCGCACCAGCCGATTGAGCAAAGCATTCTCCTGGTACAACTATTTCTACGGAAAAAAAGATGCCCGGGATATGATTGTGAACTACCTGGAAGCACATGACCGCAAGGCAGATGTGCGTCTGCTCAAAGGAATCCCAGACTCAGCAATTCGACTGACCACAGGTTGGCTGTGCCGCATGAGCATGGTGGGCTTGGAATTGCATGACGCAGAACAACTCAAATTGCAAAACCAATTGAGAGAAATACTAGACAGCAAGCAAAACGAAGTGACAGAAGTCACAGAAGAGCCTGCTGTGGCCAAACCCAACATTCAGGACCGCCTGCGTGAAAAAGCGTCAGAGTGCAACGGTGAACTGGATGGCATGTTTGACGAGTTCATGTTGAGCGGCGCCAAAATGACCGCAGACTTCAAGCCTGTCACAATCATGCGTGGACTGAATGTAGCACCGCAAATGATCAGCCAAATTGCCGACAACTGGAAACGCAAACTCACAGAGTTTGAAACAGTGGCGGAAGGTAAGGATGCACAACTGGTAGAAGCCTACAGTTACCTCTCCAAAATACAACTGCGCAATGTGATCAAGTTTTGCGAGGCAGTAGTAAATGACTGCGGTGCTTATGTACAGATCAAGAAAGTGGAACGCAAGCCACGCAAGATCCGGGCAGTGCCACCAGAGAAACGTGCGGCCAAGTTCAAGATTCTAGCAGAGTTTGCAGAGCTCAAACTCAAAAGCCAGCCAGCCGCAAGCCTTGTGGACAAATCTGAAGCTTGGTTGTATGACAGCAAAAAACGCAAGCTCATCCACCTTGTGGCAGACAGTCATACACAGGCATTCACTGTAAAGAACAACTCCGTCATTGGGTTTTCAACTGTGGAAACAGTACAAAAGACTCTGCGCAAGCCAGCAGAACAGCTCAAGGGCATTGTGGGGGCAGGTAAGCCGGCAGCTCGCAAAGCATTCAAGGATATCAAAGCCACAGAAACTGCATGGAATGCCCGTGGCACAGAGAATTTGATCATCCTTAAAAGCTGGTAAATATCGGCATGCAATTTATTCCAGACGAGGATCCAAGTGATCCTCGTGTCTTTGTGCCCAATGTTGAATTTTACATAACCAATGTTTGTAATTTGGCCTGTCCAGATTGCAATCGATTCAACAATCATAATTTTCGTGGCTGGCAAGATTGGCACGACTATGCAGAACAATATCAACAATGGGCCAAGTATATCAAACTGCAACGGATAACTATCCTTGGTGGAGAACCATTGTTGAATCCCTCTATATGTGATTGGATCGATGGAATCAATCAATTGTGGGGTAAAACAGTCCAAATACTCACAAACGGAACCCGTTTAAATCATGTGCCAAATTTGTATGACCGCATGATTAAATTTCACGATCCGGCTTTGCCTTGGAAAAAAAACTGGATTGGAGTTAGCATACACAATGAAAACGATAGACAACGATGCTTTGATGAAATACGCAAGTTTCTTAAAGGCACAATCACCTATCATGCAAAAACTGATCTCAACAATGAAGATAATGCAGTGACTTATGGTGCAAATCATGCATTTATAGACAGCAATGGCATGAGAATATGTGTATGGGAATACGATTCTTTTTACAAGGCCTCAATACAACAAAATACTCAAGGTAAATTTATTTTATGGGACAATGATCCAGTTGAATCGCACAACCAGTGCGGGTTTGTGCTAAACAAATGCTATCATTTTATAAAAGCCAAATTATACAAATGCGGTCCAGTGGCGTTATTTCCTGAGTTTGATCAACAGCACCACTTAAATATAACTGATCAGGACCGTGAACTGATCAATGGGTATCAGCCACTGAGTGTTGATCAGTTTGATCAAAGAGGTAAAGTATTTTTAGATCATATAGATGATGTAATCCCTCAGTGTAAATTTTGTCCAAATGGCAGTCAGTTTGCGGGCAAAAAAATATTTGCAGTAAGCAAAAAAATTAATTCAGTTAGTGGGTTTGATTGATATGAAAACAGTATTATTGACTTTTGGAGACAGTTGGCCACAAGGGGTGGAGCTTGGCGATGGAAAACGCTATGGTGAAATTCTACAAGAACAAATGAAGTTTGATGAATTTTATAACTATGGTCTTGGCGGCACTAGCAATGAACACATGCTACGACAATTGCAAAAATACGTTGATGAGCATCACACGCCCGACCACAAAACAACTGCAATTTTTTTCTTGACAAATCCACACCGCACTGCGTACTGGCCCCATGATTCAGATTTCAATGTAAACGGTCACCAACGTCAACACTGGAACGACGAAGCCAAACAAGTGTTTATGAAAACATGGTTGCATTTTCACACAGATGAAATTACTGTGATGAGATCAAGTTTGAGTGTTTGTGCATTGCAAAGCTGGTGCAAACGTTGCGGTATAGACGATTATTATTTTTCTGGTTGGGTAAAATACCCCACTTGGTTGCCGTGTGTGGACACTGATAAAATTTGGGCGCAAGGAACAGAAACTGTAGCTGATTGGTTTGGTGCTCCAGATCACAACGGTGAAAATTTATATAACGTAGAAAACAATCCCTATATTCGACCCAACTTTTGCCACCCAAATCAGCTAGGACATCAACTTATAGCTGATCGGTTGCAGGGTTGGATACAGTCTACGCAATAAATACAGGGACACGGAGTCCCTATGGCAGAACAGCAAGACACACTTTCTCAGCTCAAACAAAATCTCATTGAGTATGCACAGCTTCAGCTGGGCAGTCAAATCATTGATTTGGAACTAGACCCATCCCACTACGAAGCTGCATATACCAAAACAATTGGCACTTACCGCCAACGAGCCAACAATGCTTACGAGGAAAGTTACAGTTTTTTCACCCTGGTCAAGGATGAAAACATCTACACCCTGCCACAAGAAGTGGTAAGTGTGCGCCAGTGTTTTCGTAGAACATTTGGCGATTCCACAGGACCTTATGCCTCAAACTTTGACCCGTTTGCACAGGCTTCGTTGAATGTTTACTTGATGAACTTCAACGTGGCTGGTGGTCTTGCCACATACGATTTCTACAGCCAGTATGTTGAGTTGGCAGGCCGAATGTTTGGCGCCTATTTCAATTACACATTCAACCCTGTTACTAAGAAGCTACAGTTGATCCGTGATCCTAAAAACACAGGTGAAGCTGTGTTGATTTGGACTTACAATTTGAAGCCTGAAATCAATCTATTAAGCGACTACCAAATTTCACAGTGGATCCGTGACTACATGGTAGCCAGCTGTAAGATGATCATTGGTGAAGCCCGTGAAAAGTTTGGTACTATTGCTGGCCCACAGGGCGGTGGCACCCTAAATGGCACTGCCATGAAAGCTGAAGCCAAAACAGCGCAGGACGAGCTGATCGGCCAACTGGTCAATTATGTGGATGCCAGTCAGCCACTGACCTGGGTAATTGGTTAATACAGCATAGACACACAGTCATAAATCTGTTATAATCATCACATGGACTTGATGATTGATCTTGAAGGCTTGGGAACAGGCCCTGACACTACTATTCTTACCATTGCCGCCCAGGCATTTGATCCGTTTGGCTCTGGCCACTACGAGCAATCATTTTACGCCAGAGTCACACTGGAAAGCCAAGAAACTCGTAGCATACAACAAGGCACTATAGAGTGGTGGGCCACACAACCTGCTGTGGTGCGTGACGAAGCGTTTGCTGAAGAAGACCGCATACCATTAGATCAAGCACTAGATGGCTTGGCCAAGTTAATATGGCATGCCAAACGAATCTGGGCCCAGGGCCCAACTTACGACATGAACATCCTGGAACATGCTTACAAGAGCTACAACAAACCCTTGCCCTGGCAATACTACATGGTGCGGGACAGCCGCACGGTGTTTAGTTTATGGCCCGATCAGCCCATGCCTCCTACCACTCACCATGCCTTAGAAGACTGCCGCAGACAAATTGGCATGCTACAAAATACACTTAAATACCTCAACGTTCGGGAGTTAAAATGATCATTGGCATCTGTGGATTCATTGGGTCTGGCAAGGACACTATTGCTGACTACCTTGTAAATTTGCACCACTTTCGCAGAGAAAGTTTTGCAAGTACCTTAAAAGACGCTGTGGCACAAGTGTTTGGATGGGATAGAACCATGCTGGAAGGGCGCACAAAACAAGCCCGTGAATGGCGCGAGCGTGTGGATCCATGGTGGGCAGAGCGCCTGGGCATGCCCACACTAACACCACGTTGGATACTACAGTACTGGGGCACAGAAGTATGTAGAGCAGGGTTCCACGATGACATCTGGATTGCCAGTTTGGAAAACAAACTGCGCCACAGCCAAGATGATGTTGTGATTTCAGACTGCCGTTTCCCCAACGAAATTCTAGCTATCAAAAACGCAGGTGGGCGTGTGATTCGTGTGGTGCGCGGCGCCGAGCCTACATGGTATAACTCGGCTGTGAGTGTTAATCGTGGCGCCAACGGCAATTCAACATGGGCACTGAGTCATAGAAAACTAGAAAAACTAGGGATTCATGCGTCAGAAAC